TCGCTGCCTCCTTCAAAACTAATTCCGCATAACCGCCCCTCAAGTTACGGCTTATGCCCTGTACAAAGAAATCCTTACCTAGTGCCTCGTGGCGGTAATGGTTGAATAGGCTCACCCACCCGTTAACGTCCTGTATAGCACTTGTCAATAAGATACGTGGCTTGTGATACTCCCTGTAATAGCTATCTACGTATAACTGCTCGGGCTTCACACGCCGTGCCTGCTCGTAACTATATACGTCCTTAACGGCAATATTCCCCACCTCATACACGGGGTTGGAGAGCTTGATAGAGCTGTCAATACCTAATTGCGCACTCTCTTCTGCAGTGAGAGCGGAATGAATCTTAAACTCTAGATCGTCCTTCTTATTGACGAACGCCTCGTGCGTATCGCTTAAATACACAATATCGCTCTTGTCCCTCATCTTCTCCTTATGCCCGTTGTCGCTCGCCGTCTTGATTTCAAACGACTTAAGAAGAATATTTGCCACATGCGCCAGTATAGGTTTTGTCTTCGCCGTCCATGTGGTGTGACGAAAGAAGGTAGGGTGACGGCGGGTAATATCATCCCATGTGGTATTGACGGGTCCAAGAATCATAAAGCGCACCTGCCCACTGACAAAGTCGGTTGACTTAACGGGTATCGCCGTGCCACTTACACCGTCCAGCCCCATTGTGTAGCTAATATTGTTCTGAATCTCGTACTCTGTACCTATCAGCTTATCGCCAATCTTCGGGTTAATACCTAGTGTGAAACTCTGCGCATAATATTCCTCGTCACTAGCACATGCCGTGCGTGGCTTGTAGTCCTGCCAGTGAAAGTCGGTAACCTGCCCATCCTTGCCCGTCTCAACAACGCACTTGTCGCCTATGATCAGCATACAAGCAATGACAGCCACCTTACTAATCTTATCCGTACTATCGCCTATCGCACTGTACTTGAACTCTAGAAGTTTCGGTGCGTCCTCAACCAACGGGTAAAAACCATCGTCCATGTCCTCGTGCCATGTAGGCTCGTCGGTCGGTGTTGTCGCCTGCCAGTACTTACGGACGTATATCCGCTCGCCCTTCTCCCCCTTAGGCACGCTCTTACCCCTCTCTTTGTGCCACATCTTCTCGTAAGTCACGCCATCCTTTGACCGCATATAAGGTGAGAAAGGTGCTGTCACATCCGTTATCGGGTTGAGGATAATACTGCCTGAAAAGACAATGTAGTTGGTAGTGCCTGCCTCATTAGGCGTGTACACTGCACCAATACTGCTGCCCGTGTAGACGGCGTATGGAATGTTCGCCTTGATGTCCTGCTCGGACGGGTACACGTACTTGTGCGCCTTTGCGTCATCGGCGTCCAGCCCGTTGCCATTGACTGCTATAACTAGGTAATTCGTCATATCAACCTTAGACTCTAACTTGTTGTCCTTGTGGTCTAGGATAGTCTTAATCTTACCCAGTGAGAGCAAACACGCCCCAGCGTTCTTGCCTAGATAGTCCAGTAGTAGGTGCTGATTCTTGCCTCCATCATAGAAAAGTGTTGAGTAGTCCTTGCTCGTATCGCCCTTAACGGGGAATGTCCAGTACTTATGCCGCATCAGGCGCACAAACCAGTCGGTGTTGGTAATTGGTAAATCGGGAAGTGTACCCTTGAAATAAAGCCAAAAGATAGGTGCTATTATAGGGTTGAACTCCCCATCGGCGGAAAACTCTGTAAGGTACTTCTGCTTACTGACATAATCGCTAAATAAGTCCTTATCGTCCAGTGGGCTTTCTATGAAATTCTCTAGCTCCCTAACAGATACAGTTAGCTGTAGTTGATTGAATACCTCCCCTATGCTAATACTGGTATCCGTATCTACGGCGTTGTCAAGCGAAAGCGTCACCCGTTGAGGCGTAATCGCCTTCGGTGTAGAGTTGTATAGGTCACGCCATTGTATGCTAGACGCCGTGTTACGAAGGGTTGACCATGAGAATACATAGAAGTCAAAGCCCTCTTGAATGATATGTAAGTTGAGAAAGCGTAATAGCTCCTCCAGTATCTTGTTCTGCTGCCACACTTGATTTTCCTTGTCCTCTAGGAACAATGCCTCTGATATAGACATCGCCCAAAAGACGCTGTACTTATTCAATGCCAACTCATCAGTGGCAATGCTGCCATCGTACCATAGGTTGATGGTTCGTGCGCCCGTGGTATCTAAGTTACGGGTTATGCCCCCTATCATCTCCTTTATAATATCCACGAAGCGACGTTGCGCTGCATTAGCCTTTATCGCCTCATAGTTTACACCCAACGCCCCTACATTCTTATAGCGGCTATACTGCAATGCAGAAAGCACATCCACACAATTAAGCTCCAGTTCGTCCCATCGGTCGTTGTAAGGTTGTGAGAATGTCATAGGCTCAATAAAGCCTGCAAACACACATTGAGTACCCTTGTAGATATTCACCACCGCATCCGTGCATGAGGTGCAAAAGAAGTCAGGAATCAAGTTACCACATAGAAGGTGTACCTTTGCCGACTGCCGCAAAAGCACATCAAAGGTATTGCTCACCTCGCTATGGATCTCTACGGGGTCATCGGTGAAGTATATGTCCGCCTGCTGCGTGCCAATCTCTAGCTCTACAGTACGGTCGTTGAGAGTAACGATATGTACCGCTATCTCCTCACCTTTTGCGCTTAAAAATGCTCCGTGTATATACATGCTACCTGCCCCCCTATTAAATGAAATTCCTACCACTCTTAGCCGCCACTTGATTGTCTTGTGCTAGCACTTCAAGTAGCTTACGAGTTTTCAAATTCATTGATATATTAACCACTGGCGGTTCTGCCGCCCCTAGGTTGTTCACATTCATTGCAATCTTAGGCTGGTCTTGCCGTGTGAAGGCGGGTGCTTGCAAGCCTCGGTTCGCAATCTTGAACAGTGTTGCCTGTTGAAATCTATTAAGAATCATCTCACCACTATTCACCCTCGCTAACTTCTTATCGCCCGTATTAGACGCGCCACCTACGATACCACCAGTAGCGAACGCCCCTACCAGCGCAAGCCCGCCTAACACGGCTGCTACGCCTGCAGCAATAGCAACTACGTTCAACGGGAAGGGCAATTTTGCGCCACTAGCCGTTGCGTCCGCTACCGCCTCACCACTCTTTGCCGCCGTGTTGGCAATCGTTGCGCTCGCCTCAGCCGCCTTTGCACCTGCACTCGCCGTCGTGACTGCCGTATTAGCCGCTGTTGCCGCTGAGAGCATATTAACAAGCTGCACAATGCCCTGTATGCCCTGCGCAATGGAGAGAAAGCCGTTAATGATGTTTGAGATACTCTCCCACGCATCACCATTACCCTCTAGTGCGTCGGTAATACCCTTGATACCATTCCCTATGCCCTGTACGCTGCCCCACGCCTGCTGCATGGTGTTAACTGCCTTATCGAAGCCCTCGGTATCAAGTTGTATCTTGATAGGCTTAAGCCCTAAATCGGTAAGCTCCTTGTTAATCTCGGCAATACCTTTTAAGGCATCATCCTTACCAATAATACCAATCTCAAAGTCACTCTTGATACGGTCTATTCGATTCTGCGCATTGCTGCTGCTCTGCCGCTTATCTTCTACGCTACCCTCGGTAATGTAGGTAGGGTCGGTTATCGCCTTGATAGAAACATGCCCCTTCGTGGCTTCGTCTATCTGCCGCTGTATCATCTGTACCTTTGCATTGGCATAAACCTTCGCCTCTATCGTTGTAGTGTCGTTTAACTCGTATTGTGCCTGCTGTAGCTGCTCCTGTAGCTCGTCAATACTAGTCTTTAAGCGTATCTCAATCGGCTTAACGCCTAACGCCTGTAATTGTGCGTTAATATCCGCTATATCATGGAGTGCCTTATCCTTATCAATAATGCCCGCCTCGTAATCGTTGGCAATACGACTAATATTAGTTTGTGCATTATCTCGGCTCTGTCGCTTATCCGCATCACTGCCCTCGGTAATATAGGTAGGCTCGGTTGTCGCTTTGATAGTGACCTTACCCTTCGTCTCCTCATCAAGTTTCGCCTGTATCTCCCTTATCTTAGCGTCCGCCTTAACCTTCGCCTCAATGGTAGTAGCCTCGTCAAGCTCATTGTGCGCCTGCTGTAACTGCTCCTGTAGGTCGTCAATGTTGGTCTTTAAGCGCACCTCAATAGGCTTAACGCCTAGCCCCTTCAACTTACCATTGATAACCTCTATTGCCTCCAGTGCCCTATCCTTGTCAATTATGCCCGTCGCATAATCCTCCTGTAAGCGACTGATACGGCTTTGTGCATTTTCACGGCTCTTACGCTTATCCTCGTCCGTGCCCTGCTTTATACCCTTGACTTCGGGTAGGGGGGCAATCGTTAAATGGTCTTTTGGCGGATCTTTCTTTGTCTTTTTCTCCTTCTTTTTTTTCTTCTTCTTATCGGGCTTCCCACCCCTTCTAGCGGGTGTGATACCCTTTGCTGCCTCTTTTTGCGCTGCTGCTAGCTGCTTAGCTGTATCGTCTATCTGCGCATTAATTTCCTTCTCCTGCTTTGAAATGTTATCTAGCTCTTGCTTATTCTGTTGCCGCCTCTTCGTATCTACTCCACTGTCATCGTTATGGTGCTCTCTACCATCTGAATCAACCCACGTTGTCTGAGTAGTATTAATCCTAGTCTTATTGTCCCTATTTACTTTGTCTTGCGCTTTCCTCTTCTTCTCCAATACCGCTATCTGCTGCTGGTATAGAGCCGTCAACTTCGCTGCATACGCTGCAGCCTCGGCACGACGCTTGAAAGATTCAACAACCGCTGCGGTGTTACGGTTAAAGATGTCCTCCGCCTCCTTGACGTTGTCCACCTTGATACCTAACTCTTCAAAAGCCTGCTGGTTAGCCTTTATCCACTCTATGCGCTGGTGGGAGCTAGTGAGTGCCTTCCATGCCGTGCGTAACTTCTCATACTTACTCATCAAATCCGAGTAGGTATTCTTAAGCCCATTCTCGTACGCCATCTTTACCTCGTCGGCTGCCTCACCTAACCCCTTAACACCATTAGCCGCCTGTGAAGCACTATCGCCTGCGTCATCTACGCTATTAATGAAATAGTTCAAAGCCTCAGTAAGAGCTACAATAGCTATACCAACACCCGTAGAGATAAGCAAGCCACGAATAGCAACCCTTGCGGTCGTTGCCCCAATCGCTGCACCAGTAAATGCCGCCCTCAACAAATTAGTTACTGCCGTACCCCATAACGCCACATTGCGCCAAAGAAGTACCGCCCCATTCATTGCTAGCGTCCTTATCTTCACGATTGATTCTGCCGTACTCAAATCAACAAGTGCCTTCCTCAATGTGGCAATAGCAACAACGCTATATCCTACCTGTGAGGCAATATTAAGATACGGCAATATACCACTAAAGACGGATGTTATAGCATCGGTTACTTCGGCAAACTTGTTTTTAAGCATCTGAAAGCTCGCCGAACCGCTGTTGCTCATCGTGGCAAAAGCCTTATCCATCGTACCTGCACTGCCCATCATCGCCTCTACGTTCTCACCGAACTTATCGGAAAGCTGCCCCGTGAGGGGAATAAGCGCACGAAGACTTCTAGCACTACCAAAGAGTTGTGCGTAAATCTCTTGCTCCAACATACCACTCTTCTGTGAGTATGCCTTCACATCCTTATCAAGTGATACTAGGAAATTGTGCATACCGCCTGCCGCCTTGATAGCTGCTGCGTCAAACTCTATGCCCATCGCCTTAGCCATGTCTGCTGCCTGCGAACTAGGCTTGACTAACGCTGTAAAGATAGCGGATAACTGCGTTGAAACCTCAGCGGTGTTACCACTCACGCCTGTAAGGGTTGCGAACGCTGCCATAAGCTCATCTATGCTCACGCCTAGTGTTGCCGCACTACCCGTTACCATAGGCAATGCCTCGGCTAACTGCTCAAAGGATGTTACACCATTCTTCGCTGTCAGCTGTATCTTATCTTGTATCTCGCCTGCTGCACTCCATTCAAGCCCATAGTTCTTAATGACAGTTGAGGTCACCTTCACCGCCTCGCCTAGGTCAGCAATACCACCCACTGACGCTCTAGCGGAACTCTGCAAATAAGTAATCCAGTTATCCTCTGGTACGCCATTACTAATCACTTGATACAAGCCATTCGCCAACTCATCACGGGCAACTGGTAACGTCTTCGAAAGGTCGGCCACCTTGTCCTTTAGCTTCGCAAAATCATCACCACTCTTACCCGCCATCGTATTAGCGGCGTTCATAGCAGCGGAAAAACTTCTACTTTCCTCTGTAATACTATTGAGTGCGCCCGAAATCTTCGCCACTGCGTCGGCTACATTGGTAAGAGCCTCTATAGATTGATTGAAATTGACTAAGGACGTGTTCAATCGTTGGCTGCCCTCTTTGGCTTTATCCATAGCCTCCTGCAACTCCTTCGTACTTGAAGTAGCCGCTACAATCTGCTCCTTGCCGTCAATGGTCAGCTTAATATTAAATTTAATTTCTTTAGCCATCTCTCAAAATTATGCATTAGCGGTTAATGTGCTTTCCTCATCACGCTCTAACAGGTGCTCAAATCTGTTTATCGCCTCCTCCTTCGTCAGTGCGGGCTTTTCTTCTTCCTTCTCCTTCTCGGGGTTGTTGTTGCCGTCCCACGGGAAAGGTAAAACGCCGTGAAGGGTTAACTTGCTCTTGCAATAGGGTTGAATCACAAAGGACGCTAGCATGCGTACACGCTCCCAGTCATTACGATATTGTCTGGTCTGCTCCTCATTGAAGGCTTGATTGATGTGGTAAAACTCCTCGGGGGAAAGTTGTGAAAAGTCTTCAATAGATAAGCCTATAACGCCCGTTGCGAATCCTAGAATCTCATATATACCTAGCTTTTTTTTTCGCCCCCTTCTTCGCCTGCCAATGCCTCATTAGTGCCGTTGACATTCTCCGCCCAGCTAGTAATATCATCAATTGAAAGACTATCTGCAAAGTCTATCAACTCCATATCAAAGGGTATCTTATCGTGCTTACATGCCGAAGCTACACAACAATAAAGATAGGTACACATATCAGAAAGGTTATTACCCACCTCTGTTAGCTCCTTACCCGTCTCTCGCTTAAAGCGAAGCATAGCCCCCATAGTCTGCCTACAGGGGTACGCCTTGCCATTGATTGTAATACTAATCTTAGACATATTAGTGAAGTCTGCTTAATTAATGTGGAGCACCTGCTGCTGCATCCTTACCAGGATAAGCATCGGGCTCTCCGTCATTCTCAAGTGAAATACTATAAGTAGCGTCATCTTGCGCTGGACTAGTTTCCTCCAAAGAAGAAATAACGAACATACCCTTGAGGTATGGTGTTGCGTCACCACCACGCTTGAATGCCTTAACTTCTACACTTGCGCCCTTGCCCCAAGAAGGTGCTACCTGCTCGTGCCCATTCTCGGTCTCGTCATAAAAACGCAAACCCTCGGCACTGACTGAAATTGAGAGCCCTGTAACGCCCTTGCCCTTCCATAAGCCACTGCTCTTAGCCTTGCTTGCTACTGGCTTAACTGCTCTGTCTTTCGTCTCACTATTGAAAGTAAGAGTGTGACTAGTGCAGTGCCCCACTGGCTTACCAGCGACCATCAAAAGAAGGTCACTACCATTAATATAACCTGTATCTGCTGCCATATACCTATAATTTAAAATGATTACTAAATTCTAACTTGAAATGAAAGGTGCTGAATAAATGCGTCATCATCGTATGCCTCCTCACTATCAACAAGCATACAACTACGCATAGATAACCCCTGCTTCTTCGCCTGTGCATAGTCAAGTGCATTACGTACCGCCTCGGCTAACTCTATACCTTCCGCATACTTAGCCGTATAGCAAACGACTTCTACTATAATTGTATCCGCCCCTGGTAGTCCTTGCTTTGTTGCGTCGTGGCTTAACGAAGCACGACGATAAAGGATGTAAGGTAGTTGTGCGTTATCTATTGCAATAGGAAAAACCTTATTCGTCCTCTTCTTAACCTCTTCATCAGTTAAAAGAATATCACGAATAATAGCCCCTGCGCTTAAAGATGATTGTTTTATCGCCATTATAATAAATCCCTCTTCCTTGCCTCGTTCTCTATGCTCTTCTGTAAGCCGTCAAACAAACTACTCTCTACGCTGTCGGACATTTGTTTCTCTGTCTTAGACAGAAAAGCATACCGTGTCATTCTGCCCCTGTAGCCGCCGTTTCTATTGTAATTACGCACTCGTGCGCCTGAATACTTACTACGACTAAAAAAAGAGCTAACACGCTTACCGCTACGACGTGCCCGTGTACCATCCTCCGCCCACATCAATACTGGCTTCTGTAGATTCCGCCTGTTGGTGTGAATACCTTTGCGCCCGTGGGGTTTAACGCTCACCATGAAGCCTAGTCCGTATCGGTCAGGGTACACACGAACATATATACCACGTGAGAGGTTATGGTTCGTTCCGTGACCTATTCCGCTAGCCTCTAGGTTGCCTATAGCCGCCCTTTTCAGCCTTGTACCCTCCTTACGCATAGCACTTTTCATCGCCTTGCGTTGTGCTTTAGGCTCTACTGCCTTATAAGCCTCCATGAAGGTATCTTTTATGTTTAAATCACTTTCCGACATATCCTACTCATTAACACGCTCACAAACTAGAGTATTCATCCCCCTGTCGATATTAGGAATAATGTTAGTAACGGTGTATAGATACCCTCCTAACTGCTTAACCCTCCAATTCTCTCTAATCGGATGAACATCACGCACGTTAAATTCTACACGATAGTCGGGGAAATGCTCGCCTACCTCTTCACTTCTACTGCCACTTAGCTTAACACGCTGCGCCCATATTGTACGGACGTGACAATAGATTGCCGTCTCCTCTCCGAAGTCATTACACTTCGTAACGGGCTGCAATACTTGCAAACGATACTTCATTTCCCCCGCTCTCATTCAGCTAACTTTCTAAATGGTTTAATAAGTGCCTGTAGTGAATCGGGCACTGAGTGCATCTGTATAGTACTTGCGCTCTCACGCTGATTATACCAGTGCGCCCCTAGCATGAGTATAGCCTGCACAATAGGGAGGGGTAATGACCCCCCGCCCATTCGCTCCAACTCCTGTTGCGAACGATTAGTAGCAATGATAACGGAACTTGTTGCAACCTCTAAAAGATACTGCAAATACTCGTCATCCTCCGCAAAATCATCCGCCCTTACATGCTTCTTGAAAAGTGCCAAAGTCACTACAGACATTGCTAACCCTCCTATCCTCTATTAAGCCTTTGCAACCTTACCGAGAATGAACGCTTCAGGACGTATAGTCTTAGTCGCAAACTCTGTGTTAAGAGTGAAGTCTACTGCATCCTTGCGTGCCTTGCTGTAAGGGTCAACAATGAAGCGGAACGAACCAAACAAGCCTACTGGCTGATAACGCCAATCACCTAAACCAATATACTCTGTGCCGTCTACAATCTTTACAATGTCACCACTCGCCATACCTGTTAGCTTAGCAACATCTGCCTCCGCTGTAACAGTGTACTTAACGGTGTCTGAACCAGCGTTGAAAGTAGTATAAGCCGCCCATGCAGAACCGTTATACTTCATGTAAGAAATCTTAGTGTCACGAATGACATTAGAAGTATAAACAGGCAAACCGCAAAGCATACCATTCTGAATCATAGGAACAAATATGCCCTTGTTATTGATAGGTGTGCCCTCTAGGATAGCCTGCATGCTCTTAGTCATTACCCAGCAAAGGTTACTGCCATCAATACCCGTCTCCAAAACCTTCGCCTTCATCTGCGCGTTAAGCTCTGTGAAGGTAGGCACTTTGGAAAGGGCAACGGCATTGTCCTTCAAACCAACGAAAGGCCCGACTAGATTAGTCGCCCCGTTAACCTTGTTAACGCCACAAATAATCTTGTTAAGCAACGTGCGAATTGCAAGTGGCATTACCTCTCTTACAATCATCTCCAGCACGCCATCTGACTGGTTGAGTGAACGATTAGTAACGGGAATAGCCACGCCCATACGCTCTGGTGCTGCGGTTAACTTGTTAAATGAAATCTTCTGATCTGAAAGCTCCGCACCTTCGCCTGCAAGCTCTGCCTCTACAGCCTCATACATCGGCCAGACGAACTCACCTACAAGCCCTGTAGGCATAGGCAAGCCCACCTTGTCAAGAATAAAGCCCTCCTGTAGTGGCTTCAAGATGTCCTGAATGTTAAGGGGTACAATACCACCCTTAGCAACATCCTGTACCATCATCATGTCACGCATGAAAAGAATCTCTGTACGCTGACCATTAGCGGCGTTTTCACGAATAATCTTAACAGCGTCCTCTGCGGCATTTGGATTTTCACGCAAATGTGCTGCCGCTGCCGCCTGCATCTTCATCTGCAAAAGTTGATTCTCACGTGCAAGAGATTCATATTCCGTATTCTCCTGCTCGTTACGCTCTCTCTTCTCCTTCTCACATGCATCCGCAATCTCTGTAATACGGTCGCAATTCTGTTGATACTGGTTAATCAACTCTCGAACGTTAATTTGTCCTTTCTTCATATCTAAACGATTAAATAATTATTAGCTTTTTTCCCGCCTTCTTCCTCATCTCTCTTAGCTGCTGTCGTAAAGCCTTACTAGGCTCTTCCTTCTTATCCTGTGGCTGCTTAGCCTCTCTTAGCATATCGGTAAACTCCCTCGCCTCTACACTCGTTTCAGGATAATACGGGTCAATAGCTAGTGTAAAGTCATATATACCTGTAACCGCCTTAACACGATAGGTTATATCCTCAACACCTGTAGGTTGTATGCTACTCTGACGTTCAACATAGCTAGAATCATAATAGTAAGTTGAAAATATGAAACTACAGCCGCTTATATCGCCCCTGCGTACCAGTTCCAACGCCTTATCCCCATCTGCTGTATTAGGTGCTTCAAAAGAAAAAGATACACCCTTGTCATCAACAGAATATGACAAAGTACCCTCCCCTTTGTTACTGCGTGCTAAAATAAGCTGCCTATCATGGAACATCGTCATCTTAATGTCCTGCGCCCTTAAGAGTTCTTCAGTAACTGCGCTCTGGTCTATCACCTCCCTAGCAATGCTATCCTCATCACTCCATAAGGGTGCGGACGGTGTATTAAACAATATAGCATACCCTGTAATAACACGACTAGGTGCTTCACCCTCCTCCGCCTCTCTCACGTGGAGCGTGTTAGGCGCACATATACACCTGCGTATAATAGTATTCTTATTCTTCTCCATTCTTCTCTTCTCCCTCCTTTGATTTTGATTGCGGTTGTGCCGCTGAATCCGTAATATCTCTCAAATTGGCTGAAACAAGTACCTTATCGCCACCCTCAACGGGTGCTAAATTCTCCTCCTTGCGCCAGTCGTTTATAGAATATATACCTGCGGCTATTGTCGCCGTCTGATATTTCACTTTGCTATCCAAATCACTTGCGTATAAGCCCCTTCTGTCGAAAAAGAATTTACGCTTAGCACACAAAGAAGGTGCTATTAACTTACGAAGTAGCTCATTCTCAATGCACCTTAGAATTGGGTTAAGCGTATTACTCAAGAACGCCACATTCGCCATCTCTGCCGACTTGTAGTTGTTGCTTGTATCGTCAAAAACAAACGACGGGTGCACGCCAAAGAATCTGCATATATCACGAATTGTGAATTTTCGGCTCTCTAGAAATTGCATATCGGTTGAGGATAACGAAATTTGCTTAAAATCAACCTGCCCTGGTAAACTGACAATACGCTCGCCAGTGCGGAATCTACCGTCTATATCTACTGCCGCCTTAGCTAATTCCTTATCCTGATATTCGCCCAAACCAGTTACGCCCGACCTATCATTCGTTATCAAGCCACGAACGTTGCCGCCATTGGCAAAGCGGTTAAGCGTTTCCTTGTCGCCCGTCAAAGCTATGTTAAGCGTCTGCCTTGCATACTCTAGTACACTCACTCCATGCTTGCCATCCCTCGTGTGGCTCTTGACATGAATTATCTCCTCCTCCTTATACGTGCCTGATATACCGTTAATGATGTCGTTAATCGTATACACGTCATTATACACATCGTGTGAAACGGCGTTACTATCACATAGCACTAACCTATCAATATCTAGACTTGCCGTGTTGTAAACAGGCACAATATAAGCATTACCCCTTAGTAATACGCTCTCCATTACGCCCTTCCAGAAGTCAAACGCTGACCTCGTATTGTCAGGTTGGACAGTTAAAAGGTAATGAAGGCGGCTATTCGTGTCGGTCACAAATATGCCGTCCTTCAATCGCATATACAAAAGTGGTAAATTAGCCACACTCTCACTTAGCAACTGAACGCACCTATACACCGTTGCCACTGATAGCGACGAACCCGCTGTGCTATATAGATCAATTAGAGAGGCGTAACCGCCTATACGTGCATCGGGAATCGGTGTGCCAACCACTGGCTCACTCTCTTCCGCCCCACGCTTAAAAGCCTTTGTTACTTTACTCCAAAATCCCATATTAAAAGCTGCTTATATTTGACTCCAAATATACAAATTACCATCCCTAGAAAGAAACATCAAATGTAGCACAATGTAGCATTATGTTGCACAATGTATCAAATATTAGTTTATTACCCTTTATTAACAGTCGTTAACCACACGCTATCGCTCAAAAGTGTATAACAAGCCCAAAGTCATTAGCAATGTTATCGTACCATCTATCTTACGATATTGCGAAGCCTTGAGGGGCTTCTTATTCTCCAAATGGTCAGTATCAATGATACAATTAGACAAACAAAAGGCGTTAATAGGGTTGTTGTTAAATTGTATCTTCGGTGGGGCACTCCAAACCAACATCTCAAATGATTCTACGGGCAAATTGAAGTTGCCATATGTTTGGCTAAAAGGCGTTAAGATATTGCGTGCCCCTACTGACTTAAGAATACTAGTAAGCTCCTGCGCCTTGTAGGCGTCATAGCCTATACGGACAATGTTAACGACCTTCGAACGCCTTAGAATATCCTCTGTTATCATTGATACATCAATCTTCGCCCCCTTACAAAACTTCAAATGACCTTCTTTGTGCCAGTATCTATAAAGCTGCTCATTCGGATGTCCTTTCAATGCCCCCTCAGGGAAATAATAATCTGTATGTGCATAAAACATTTTCGTGCCACTAGAATAGATAGTGTACGTAACGGCACTAAAATCATCATGCACGGATAAATCGAAGGCTACCGCACAATAGGGAAAGCCCTCTACATGATCTATATCAAAATCACCACATAACTCTTGTGCCTTCTCATACGTAAACCATGTCTTCTCCTCATTGATAGCAAAAATGTTTAACAACTTCGTTCTAAATGCAAGCATATTCTCCGCTGACAATTTCGCCTCCTCGTATTGATTAGCGTAATAGTCTGGTTGCACCGTTATTCCTATATGAGGCTGCACCTTCGCCCACGTCCTCGGGTCATCCTCCTTATCGTCTACATCAGGCATAAAGATGGACGCAAACATCGTATCGCTCTCCTCTTCTCCCCTTAGCACCTTTAGAACACCCTCTAACTCGTGCGCAAAGGGCCCGTCAAGCACATCACTAGCCGTCGTAATGATAATCGTTAGTGGCTCTCGCCTCGGACCCATAGACGTGGTAAGAACGTTCTTAAGGTCTGCTCCATTCTTCCCCGCCGTATTCCTCGCCTGTGCGTACTCGTCCATTATCACCAGTGACGCAAACAAGCCGTCCTTCGTCTTCGCATTAGCCGTCAAGCATTGTATCATGCTATCACGTCCCCTGCCAATAAAGGTTATCTTCTCCCTGTTAACTCTGAAGCATCGCCCCCTAGGATCTATATCCCACATTAGGTTGCGTATCTCATCAAAACATATCTTCGCCTGATCATAGCTATTAGCCCCCACATAGGCTTGTGCGTTGTTATCGCCAAACAACATGTCATAAACCGCCATCGCTGCGCTAGAGGTGGTCTTACTGAACTTACGGGGTACGAACAAATACGCTGTGCGTATTAACCTGCACCCATCTGCCCTTGCAAAGCCATAGATATTTGCGAATTGAAACGCCTGTATAGGTGTTAACTTGTACCTTGTGCGTCCTTGTATACCGCTAAACCTTAAAGCCTCATAGAAGGTAAAGAAATGCTTAACACGCTCTGCCCTCCATTCGTACTTGCCTAATAGGGTAAAAAACCTTTTCACCCCCAATAACTCATACAAGTTATGATCATCGGGGTTATGAATCACTCTTGATACGTACTCTTCTAGCCTCTCATCCGTACCTGTAAGCGCATATCTATACTTCCGCTTATAATTACCCCACTTTGATTGTAAGAGGGCTGTAGCGGCTTTCTTTAGCCCCCTGTAGCGTATTTTCTCCTCCTCTGTCATTTCCCCGCCTCGCTTAATCTACTCATAAAGTCATCTAAACCATCCGCATCCGACTTTCTCTCCTTGCTCTCCGTATTCATCCCTAGTGCCCTTAACGCCTTCTGCCCCTTCTCAAGAACATCTAGGTATAACTTCTCCTTAGGGTTAACAAGCACACGCTCGTTACCTTCCCTGCTGTACTCAACACTTACCGACTTGTGCCCCTCTGACAACATCTCTTCGCCTAACATGTCGGCACGTACTAGTAATTGCGCTGTTATATCCACCTGGTAGGTTAACTCCGCTGTATACTTGCCCTGCTTCTTCAATAGCTTAACGATATAAGCCTTCTTCTGCTTAACTTTCCGCTCTATTGCCTTCCGCTCCTTCTTATCGTCTGTTGATGGCAAAGCTGGTACTTGTGCGGGTGCTGCCTCCTTAACGGGCAAAGCCTTTTCATTGTACCCCCTCTTTTTGCCCTTCGTCTTTAAGTAAAAAATTATAGCCGTCGTATCATTCGCATTGATAAGCTGCATCAATTTACTCTCTACGAAATCAACTTGTACCTCCGTAACCTCTTCTACTGCCTCCTTGAACTTCTCATCATTCTTACACCAGTTGTAAAATGTAGACCTACCAATCTCTACCGCCTCACACGCACTGGTAATGATACCATAATTTTGTCGCAAAGCCTCAATAAATTTCCTCTTCTTTTCCTCCATTTTCTCTTATTTATTTTTCAAATGATACAATTCCGTCAAAATATTCTTTATAAAAGTCAAAAATTCCTCTATCACACGTAATAGAACCCTGTTCTGTACGTGGGTTGGTATTGATGTTTGCGCTGGTCTGTATACCAAAGTAAAAATCGTCCTCATCGTTGTAGCCTGCATAAATCTTGCTGTGATTTCTAAAAATAGCTACCCGCCCCGCTGTGGGGTTATCCTCGTAAAACTTCTTCACCATCTGCCACTCTATACGATAGCTGTTAGGGAATATCTCACCTAGATACATATCAATTTTCTTAATACGCCCCTCTTTATACCAATCAAAAAATTGATATATATCTTCTGCTGCCATACACCATGTACTGAGCAAACAATAGTCCAGGTTATGTTGATTGAGCACTACCTTCAAGTAACTTAAACTATCCACATCACCCGCTGTAATGAAATTATAAGTAACTCCCATCTCTAGGCGTGTGTGCACCATCGCCTCTAACATCCTTACCTCGCTGAACGCCCTTCGATATTCGTACCTTTGCGACAATTCTGTACACTCTTTGGTTCTTCGCCTTGTCTTTTTAGCCGCTACCTTATCCGTCACATCATCATCCTTCAACTCGGTTTCTATTGCCTCATCCGACGGCTTCTTATCACCGAATGAGAAAGAGAACGACATAACGTTTTTATTACCCCCAAAATTCATATAATAAGTTTTTTTCAATGTACAATGAAAATTAACCCCCAACCCCCACGGGGTCAAAAAATTACTCTCGTGTGAAAAAAGGATTATGTGGGGTTTAACGACCCCCACCCCGCCTTTAAAAAAAGCACCCCCCGTGCCTCTTCAAAGCAAGAATCGCTTAATGAATTTCTCTAAGTGAGCCTTAGCCCTCCCCTTTGCCTGCTTCTTTCCACTCCGTCCCATCTCAATGTGAGCCTTGACGTGACAATCGTGACAAAGCGCACGTAGGTTGAAGTAGTCAAACATCAGCCTTTCCTTCTCCTCCCTCGTCAAACCGTGCTCCACTGGTATGACGTGGTGTACTTCTGTAGCTGGCGTGTATCGTCCCTCTTCTTCGCACCTCTCACACAATGGAAAGTCACTTAACTTGTCACGCCTTAAACGTAGCCACCTTGCGGTGTGAATCATCTTGTTGTATACTTTATCCTTTGCCATCTCTTATATCGCTTTATTGTATTTCCTCATCAATTCGTCTAGACTGTCTAGAAGGCTTTGTTGCACGCCTTTCTTGACCCCCAGTGCTGTACTTGCTTTCTCGTCTACTGTACCTTCACATATGAGCTTGTACACCTGTACTGGCTGTTGCTGCCCTTGACGGTGTAGTCTGGCGTTGGCTTGTTGGAATAACTCTAGATTCCATCCTGTACCCATCCATACAATGTAATGTCCTCCTTGCTGCATGTTAAGTCCATACGCTGTACTGGCGGGGTGTGCTAGCAAGACATCTATCTTGCCATCATTCCATTGCCTTAACGTCTCTTCGTCCTCATACACTCTGACCGTATAGCCCTTTAGCCTCTGAATGATACGGGGTATATCGTGCTTGAACTGATAGAATACTAACAACGAATTGCCGTTGGCTGCCTCCACCACCTCCCTTAGCCTCTCAAGTTTCTCCTGGTGTATCTCGTGAACATCCCTGTTCTCGTCATAGATAGCGCCATTGGCAAACTGGCTTAACTTATTCATCAGCCCTGCCGCACTATTAGCTAGTATATTCGTCTGCTCGTCCTTGTGCTGCTCGCTAAACTCTAATACCTTCTCCTTCTCGAATCGGTCGTAAGCCTTCTTAACCTTGTCGGATAACACCACCTTCTCCTCGTGTATGATCATATCGGGTAACGTGATGTAGTCCTTCGCTTGCATGGATAAACAGATGTCGGCTATCTTTTGCTTGATTACTTCTTCGCTGCCCTTCTTCGCATCGCATCTAACAATGACGTTGTTCCACTTGTGCGTGCTGAAATAGGCTTCCCTGTACTTCGTTATGCTCTTGCCTAATCGCTCGCCCATGTCTAGGCAATAGACTTGTGCCCATAGGTCTATTAGTCCATTAGGGGCTGGCGTGCCCGTCAAGCCTACTACACGTGTTATGGATGGTCTTACCACTCGCATTGCCTTGAATCGAATAGACTTAGGCGACTTGAAACTTGTTAGCTCGTCAATCACTAACATATCGAAGGGTAATTGCCCTCCATACTTTCCCACTAACCAGGCAAAGTTATCACGCCCTGTTACATAGATGTCGGCTTTTGTGTTTAGTGCAGTGTTCCTTTGCTTCTCAGTCCCTAACACCTTCACAACCCTTAACGCCTTGAGGTGCTCCCATTTCTGTGCCTCAGTAGTCCATGTAGCCTCGGCAACCTTCTTTGGTGCTACAATCAATGTCTTTGTCACCTCACAATCATCCATTAGCTGTTGTATCGCCGTTAAGGTAATAGAACTCTTTCCTAATCCCATGTCAAGCAATAGTCCGCATTGAGGATGATCAATAATCCATTGTATTGCCTGCTGTTGATATTTATACGGCTTATAAATCATTTTCCCTCCACTCTTTAATCAATTCATCAATCGCTGGCTTGTTGTCAATGACGTACACCTTGTGCCCTATCGCCTCTAATTCCTTCTGCCTGCATACCTGTATCAAGTTTTGCTTCTTGCCTTTGCTTTTCAACTCCACCCATACCACTTTGCCATTATGAAGACAAACCAGCCTGTCAGGGTATCCCACCCTATTTTGGTTTGAATACTTCAACGCTATGCCTCCCATCTCTTTAACCCGCCTTGAAAGATACTTCTCAATCTCCTTCTCTGACGTTTCCGAATGTTTCGTAATATATTCCATACTGTCATATTTTTTTATTCCCTTGCTAACAAAACTAACAAAGTTTTCTATAACGACCCCCCTATAATGTAATGATATTATGATTTATAAGTAAAATACTACTATATAGTAACATATTATAACTATAAATATAAACTATACATTTTATATATTTTTTTTGTTGGTTTTGTTGGTTTTTATTATAATTCATTTATTATCAATCCTTTACCAACCAACAAAGAGCCTCCCTTTTTGTTGGTCTTTTGTTGGTTTTGTTGGTTTTTTGCTGCTTTACCTGCCTGCGACATATATTTTGTCATACCCAAAGGAACAAAAGATTTGTGGCTTTGTTGGATGTTTTGTTGGTTGTAAATTGTTCTATTTTTTCTCTTTAAAGCAATGTAATTATACGCCGCCATTAAGGCACTAATACACGCCCCTAATGTAAGTGCCATATATCCTCTGTATTCGTGGTACATAATTAATTTAACGATAGCTAGAACCCACCATATACATGATAAGCCCCACGCACCTATGTTTATTTTCGTTCTCATTGTTCTCTCTTGTTTATTTGTTATAAATCATCATCCTCTTCATTCGTTACACGTATATAGCCCCGCTGCCCTCCATACAAAGAAAAGCTAAGCCATTCACTAGGCTTCCACCCCTTCGCATCCTTTAATATAGCGTTAACCTTTCTAGCGGTGTACTTATACTCCTTCGCCGTAATATCCATCTTGAGGAACTCTGCTAGGAACTCCCTTGCACATGCTCTGGTACGTTGCTCCGTACCAGTAGCGTCCAGTGGGTCGGGGTTCGCTATATACCTCCTCCTACTGGCTAGGTCACGGCTGCTCCAGTCAGTAGGTAGCTTCATGTCTAGATAAGCATTCACCGCCTCCTTGAGCGGGTCATCTTGATTATCGTTGAACTCCTGCTGTCGCTCTTTCGCCTGCCGCTCTAACTCCTCGGATAGGTATAACTTTTCGCCTTGCCCGTAATACGACATAGCCTCCGCCCATAACTGATCACGGTCTTGTATAAGTGCCTCCCTGAGGTTATCCACCTTCCTATAGCTATCATCAACTTGAATGATCCAAAAGCGGCGGTTACCCGTATCGCCTTTGAGGAATAAGCCTTCATTCGTAGTACCACAAAAAACACACTGCCTCGGGTGAGATTCCATCACAACTCCGTATGCTGGCCTGTAGGAATCATCTTGCCTAGATATGAATGCCTTTACCTGCTCCACATCCGACCTCCTAATAGAGCTAAGCTCGGGTAACTCAATCACCCACCCATTACGTAGCTGCTCCATACCTTTCGTGCCCTCCATCGTAACGACTGAATCACTGAACCAGTCGCCCCCCATTATCTTGAATAGTGTTGACTTGCCTATTCCTTCTACACCCGCTATAATCAAACAATAGTCATACTTACACCCTGGCTGCATTACACGGGCAACGGCTGCCGTGAAATGGATACGGGTCATCGTCCTTGTAAGCTCGTTATCCTCCGCCCCTAGATAGTCCGTAATAAGCCTCTCTAGACGTGGCGTGCCGTCCCATTTCAACCCATTAAGATACTCCCTAACGGGGTGTTTACTATGTTTTGTAACCACTGCAACGAAAGCGTCCTTTATCTTATCCTTGCCCGTTATATTATAGCACTGGTCAAAGTATACCCTTAAATTCGCATCGTCCGTATTGCTCCATCGTGTAGCCTCCTTGTTCCATGGTAGCCCACCAGTGACATGGATAAAGCTGTTGAAATCATTGTACCACACATGCCCTTTAAGGCGTGGGTCGTTTTCTAATATTAATATAATATTAGAAGTCGTTGACTTCACATTCCCCTTCTTGTCAAGTTCTAGGTCTTTCATCCACTTCGTATCGGCTTCTTTCTCTTCGCCCTCCTCCATGTCCTGAAAGTCATACGAAACCTCCTCAAACCTTTCTTGCGCCAGCAACGCCTTCACCCTTTCGTCTCTAGTAACAAAATCTTGCATAGCTTGATAGGACGGTAACTTCGTAACGTCCGTCACCTGTGAGCCTTCATCCCCCACACCGAATATGTGGATACGGCAAAGGTCAAAGGCGTTGCAAAGCTGCTTACTTGAAGGGTCTGTTTCGTGATTAGAATAAGCAAAAAGATGGTCGTAGCAAACCAAACCGCCCGCCACGCTGCCCATCTTATACGTGTAACGTCCTTCGTGTGCCGTTTTCTCATACACGTCGGACAAGAATACCTCTATAGCGTCTTCAATGCTGTACGCACGACAAAAAGCACCAATCAAGCCCTTTTTCTCCGTCGGGTCGCCTGCCTTCTTCATCGAACGACGTATAATAGAGTGCTCCCTGCTTGATGTCGCCCACTCTGATACATCTGTGTAATCTCTGTACTCTTTCAATAGAGCGTCCACATCGCACGCCTCCCCATCCTGCACATGGAATACGAAGTCACCATCCTTAGACGTAGAAGGATAATAAAAAAGACGTGCTAACTGGTAGGTAGTATCATCGAACAAGTCAATACCTAACTTTTCGGCAAATTTGCGGCACAACGGCTCGTACTCTGTCGGCGTTAATGGACGGCTGATAGGGAATACCAGACGATAACGTGGGTGCTCTTCAGAATGCTTGTGCGTGCTATATAACATAGCTGCAAAATCGAAGTTAAACACAAAGTCGTCCCACGTATCGGGTGTGCCGTAGTCAATATCAAGCGTCACCAGTGTACGATACATAACATGTGTTGTCTTTCTCTTGCCTCCTGAAAGGAAACCACCTACAAAGCCTCCTACATCCTTGATATTGCTTTGCTCTTCACGGCTCATTCGTGCATACTCAGCGGTTGTCTCACTGGTGCGTTTCGTTTCGCTGCACCGCTGTACCAGTGATGACCATTGAATTTGCTCGTTTCGCCACTTCTTAGCAAGCCTGCTGTGCGCCGTCGCAATTTCTATTGTATAATCGTGCTCTATTTTCATTAGCGTAACGTCTTACAAAGTATCTCATAATCTCTCGCATCATCCTCAAACTTAGCCATAATCGTTATATCCCTGTATCTAGGGAATAAGCCGTTGGTTTTCTTCTTCGTTCTGTGAATGATAAGTGAATAAGGTCTGCCCTCACAATCAAGTGCATTTATAAGTGCTTCTATATTTCTCGGCACAATGGAGCATTTAATCTCATACTCCCACTCTTCACTTCTCCCGTATTTGTTTGGAACTCCTTTGCCCATAGTCTTTTATTTTAGCTTTTTGTTTTTGCCTTTTCTAATCTTAATCTTAATCTTTGAGGTAATAAGGCGTTGAGTAACCCGCCCCCTTGAGTGGCAAGTCCATGCACCAGCGTATCGGGGTGCTGAATAACTCCTCCACCTGCTCCAGCGTCTGCCCTTCTTTGGCTTCAACTATAATCTCATCATGGATATGGAATACCACCTTTAACCCCTCACGTTCTGCACGTAGGATAACATAACCTAGGATGTCACGTGCTGTAGCCTGTACGATATTCTCGGTTAACTTACCCCCATAGGTAGTCATCTTACCCCACTTCTTCGTGGTTTGATTCAAGCCCTCGTAGGTAATCTCCTCGTGCTCCTTGCCCCACTTACTGGTAACAGTCTCTACCTTCGCCCGTGGGTAACACATCGTGCGACCAGACGGCAATGTAACAAGTAACATACCCCACCTATAGTTGAAGGTAATACCTTGATTGATGGTAATAGAGCGTCCCGTCTGAATAGCCGCCATAGCCGCTTTCTCAACTCTTGACCAAAGGCGCACGATATTAGGGTTGGATTCACGCCACTTATATACAATGTCTTTCTCTTCATCCTCGGTTAAGCCCATCTTCTTGCCCCCCATCGCCTCAAGTGCTGCCACGCCACCGCCATAGCCTAAGCCTAGCACTGCCACCTTACCTTTTTGTCGTAAATGTCCATTCTGCCCGTGCTTCTGTACAATAACGCCAAACATCTTACTAGCTGTCTCGCAGTAGATGTCGTGCCCGTGCTTGAAAGCTGCAAGCACCCACTCTTCACCTGCTATCCATGCTATCACACGTGCTTCAATAGCTGAGAAGTCGCAAACATGAAATATACGCCCCTCGGGGGCTATGAACGCTGTACGGATAAGCTCGGACAATGTTTGCGTCGGGTTGAGGTAGTTACACATGAAGTCTTCCATATCACCCGCCTTCACCAGTTGGCGTGCTACATCAATATCCTCTATGTGGTTTTGTGGTAAATTCTGTAATTGCACCAGTCTGCCCGCCCATCTGCCTGTGCGTGCTGCTCCATAGAATTGTAGCAAGCCGTGCACTCTTCCGTCCTTACAAACGCAATTCAGTATCGCCTCGTACTTCTTGTTAGAAGTCTTGCCTAGCTCCTCTCGTATCTGTAGAAGGCGTAACACGTCCGCCCAATATTGAAACCGCTCTCTGTAATCATCTAGCGACTTCTTATTTAAAGTCCCCATTTCAAAGCCCGTGCGCTTCGCTATGTACTCTTTAATCTGTGAGGGGCTGTTTGGATTCTCCATCTTCGTAAACTCCTTCGCCTCCTCCAGTAATTGTGCCTTATAGAGCATATCGAAACGTGCAGCGTTCTTGACCATCTGTAAATCTACCAATACGCCCCTGTCATTGATATGCTGGTCGGCAACGTATAACTCCTCATCGAAGGGTGCAGCCTCCAGACGGCGTACCTTCTTCAAAATCGCCTGCTCTACCTCTACATCTCGGATATTATACTGCTTAAACACCTCCCACTTCTCGGGCTCGTCTGTTGGCCTGACTTGCACGTATGATACGCTGCCATCTTTTGCCTTTTTCTTATTTGGCACACTGAAAAGGCGTATAAGCGCACGCCCTTCTTTCATCTTTCCTTCTGCTAGCCCTAACACCTCGCCACATTGTGCGAGTGAAAGTGGCAAGCCCATTCGTGCGGCTCTGACCATCGTACACCGCCATTGCTTTGGCTCTAACGGCTTATCTCGCCCTAACCACTTACTTATACACGTCCGCTCAAAAACGGCGTTAAAAGCGGTTTTAATTACACTTTCGTCTGTCAGTGCATGGAGCACTTCTTCTGGTAAGCTCCCCCCACTGGCTAAATCAACGCACTTTACCTCTCCCCCGTCAATGGAATAAGAGAAAAGAATTATCTGAAAATCTGCTGCCTCCACATAGCGGTAAACGCCCCCTGTAAGAAGGTCATTACTGCTGTAAGTCTCAATATCAATTCCTAATTCCTTCATCTTGTATATGCTATTATCTATGATGTTTTAAAAAAAAAAGGTGGTATACTTACCCTCACGGGCTTTCCTCCGCCACATAAACAAAAATTAATTATGAATAAACAAAAACTAAATATAAGTTTATAAATCGTCGTCGTCCTCATCCTCCATATCGGCAAAGTCACTCTCTGCCGACGCACGACCACCTAAAAAGTCATCATCCTTATACTTCATGATGTTGTTAAGTCCGCACGCCACACCCTTGTTACCGCTTACATCGTAGCCGTAGAAAGTTACTGAAACAATAGCCCAACAACCGCTGTAAACCTCCTCCTCGTCAACAATAGGCGTCATCTTCTTGTCAACAACACCAGGTCGTGTATTTGCCTTAGCGTTAACATAGAAGTGGTCTGCATATACATCATCGTCTTTATCGTCGCCATCACGCAAAGGCAAATCTAACTTCTTAGGCTCTTTGCCGCCCCACTTCGATACTACCGCTGCCTTCTTAGCGGCTTCGATAGCTTTGTTTAGAGCTTTAATGGTCTTTTCCTCGCTCTTTGGTATAAGTATATTCGTCATATACTTGCCATCATTGCCGCTGCCGCTAGGGTCGTACTTCTCGAATACGTGTGTGTAACTTAATCGGCATGGACCAAACACTACCTTTGTTTCACCTACAATCTTAGGATCTCTCATAATTGTAAAAATTTAAAAGTTGATATATTGATTAATACTAAAAGTCTTTGAAGTCATCCTCTGCTTGATTCATTGCTGGTCGCTTGTCCGCCTCTGTTACCAGTGTTGGCTTACCCTGTGGCTTCACGATATAATCTTTGCATAAGGCGTTAAACGCTTTCTTGCCTATGAGTTTCTCTAGGTCGGTAAGACTTCTTAGCTCTGTTGGCTTGATAATTGTCTCTTTTGTGTACCCTTGCGCCTCTAGTAGCTCTATAACCTTATCGGGGTCGGTAATACGTCGTATGCTTCGCCCCTCAACTATCTTATAGCCGTCGTAGTGTACACCACTTAACGCCTGCTCCAGTGTGTACTCTTCAATGCTTGATAGCCACGACTTGATAAGGGGTAAAAGGGGCAACACATTCTTTGCAATCTCATCAGTAGACATTAGCTTCGGGTCGGGTTGTTCCTGTTGCTTACTGGTGCAAGCCTCAGCAAGTACACGGCAACGCCCTTTCACCTTACAGAATTTACACCATTCGCCTGCTTTCGGCTCTCCTCCTGCCATTGCCTCCTTCGCCTTCGGTGCTAGCGTATAAGTAGCCCACTTTCGTAGGTCACTCACTGGCATTTCAAATTCACTTAGATTGTCAATGCGTGGTTGGATAATCGTCATGCGTACATGTGTAATATTATACTCCATGTTGAACGCCTCCCACGCTCCTAGTGCATATACCATCATTTGAGGGTTATCCACCGCTGAAACTTCCACACCCTTGCCATACTTGAAATCTATAACGTCCATCACACCATCCGCTATAATGATAGCGTCTGATGTACCAAATGACGCTGGTACGTACTTACTAAAGTCTAGGCGGGTTTCCACCAGTAATTGTGCGTCACTGGTTTGCTTCTTCGCCTTGTTGAGTTTTTCAAGTACAAGGGTCTTGTACGTATCGGTGTACTCGTCCATCTCACCCGTATGGTAGGTATCGTTAAGCTCCTCAATCTCTCGCTCTTCCTCGCTGGTAGGTAGATGTAGGAATTGTTTTAACTTCATTGCACAATAAGCGTGTGCAAGTGTACCCTCCTTAGCAAAGTCGCTCCCTTTATCTTCTACCTTCGCCTCAAGCAAAGGTGCAGCCGTACAATTCAACCATCTATGCGCTGAACTAGGACTTAAAAGTGCATGTGTATTAGGCATAATCGCTTACATCTTAAAATGGAACATCTGAACCAATCGTACCATCTGCTAGCACTTTCAGTTGATCACATGAATTGATAAATTCCGCTCTCTTATCCTCGGGCAATGCACTAGGCTTATCCGCTCCTAGCATATTAGCAATAGAAATAAATTGAGATGTAAGTGCCTTATGGTACTTCTTTCTGCCCTCTCCATCTATATTTTCCTTGTAGTCCTCACCCTCAATGCGTGAACGGGTATTGTGCATAGCTGCACGGACATCAACGGCGGTGTAGGTACGCTTACTTGCCGCCTCCTCCTTTGCCTTCTCCTTTACCTCTTTCTCCTTTGGTTTAGCAGTTTCCGACTTCGCCACTGGCTCGGGTGTAGCTTCTGCCTTTTCCTCCTTACTTGACTTTTTACGTTCCCTCACACCCTCTGGCTTACTCTCTAGAATCTGACTACTTGCGCCATTATAGAGCTGCTTTACTAGGCTAACTAACTCGTTTGTCAAGCCTAGGTTAATCGAAACATTAATACTGAAATCTGTTTTCATTTTCTACTTTACTTTTGTATATTGTTACTTAAATTGATATGTCAAATTGCGCCCTCCAACACCTTATTATCTCCTCCCCCGTGGTAACACGCTGCTTACCCGTACAACGTGTAAAGAAGTGTAGCCTACCGCCCCTTGTATAGCGTGCTATGCTATGACGGCTAACATGTAGTGCCTCGGCTGCTTGTTTTTGCGTGTATAGCCCCTTAGGGTTAACATCAGGCATTAATATTATCATCTGCTTACCTCTTTACTTTTTTACTGGTATCGGACTGAAATGTTTATGTAGCTGTAACACTGCAAAACACTTGCTTATCTCTGCCTTAGAGTAGAACAAAGGGGAATTAGCCGCCGTACCCTTTCTTATTGGCTTGATGTTACCACGCTTGAGAAAAGCCTTGAACTTCTTATAATCAATACCATTAATCTCCAACCACGGCTTAACGTCACTGGCTCGTATCAAGTCCTGCGCTGGCTCGTATCGCTTAACAGCCTCCATAAAGCCTAGCTCGGTGTAGCGTGAAATAATATCACCTAACTCTTGTATCGTCATCGTGCACTCCTTTCTTTCCTTACTCTACAGCACCTGCAAGCACTGCAATGATTAAGAACCCCATAACAGCCACGTGTGCTATTATAACCTCCTTATTCGTGAAAGCCTCACCCGTCATACGGGTAAACAGCTTATTAGGCTTTTCTGCCCATCTCTCGTGGTCAAAGAGGTTTTTCATTTCTCGCCTCCTTTCAGAAGCTCGGGGTTATCATGAATATTTCCCACGATTTCCATTGCTTCATTATCAGGAACTCCGTCTATCACCGTCGGGTATAAACGGTGCCCTCTCCAATTGAAGCACCAACCGCTTATACGGATAGGGTTGCCTTCAGGTACAAAATCAGATAGCGGTCTTAATATTCTATCTTCACTTGCCCATTCTACTACAAAATATCGTATAGTACCATCAGGCACTATGAATTTAAGAATATCCCACTCAAATATTTTCTTTCCGTACTTATCTTTTAACCCCGTGTACTGACATAGACGCACGACCTCTACGCAATCACCTTTGGCGTTTAACACAAGATGTTCGGCTGTACGTGTCTTGTACGCCCCAATGCCTACCATCCATATTCTTCCCTTTCCTGTAGGCTGACCTCTAAACAATATTTCTCTTTTCATGTTACCTCCTTGTATTAATAGATTGAACTCTATGCGTTTGATGACTAAATTTACCAGTCCTTGTAGTGTATTGATAGTAAGCCATTCCGTTTGCATCTGTGAAATAAACGTTCTCTCCACCATCATGAAAACGATATACCTTTACTCCGTTGCACGAAAACAAGAACCTAACATTGTAATCTTTCAACCTTTGCTCATACTCTTGCTTTCGTATCTGCT